AATTTTTAGAAGGTAAAAAAATGCACATGGAAATCATGAAAAAGTATGATAGATTGGAGGAATTCATGAGCGCGCTTGATACTTGTTTCGATTTATACGAACTAGGGTATTGCTCACAGGAAGAACAACGTATCTGGGAAGAAATGAGCGAGATGTCTGCATTAGAAATATATGGTTTGTGGGTTGAATCTAAAAAATAAAAATAGTTGTTGACTTTTAGGAAAGATACATGCTACAATGATTACAGAAACAAAAAACATATAAAAAGGTGGAATATAAAATGGAAATCAGAGAAATTAATTGGAATGTAGAATTTAAAAAGGAAATGACAGAGCTTGAAATTTACGGGATTGAAAGAGTAATCGATACTTATTATAATGATGAAGACTTTGATTTCAATACAGAGGCTTTAGGGCTTGCTTATACATCATCTAGCGACTATGCAATGTATAACGTTTGTAACGGTGAATTTACTTATGAAGACATAGTTATAAGTCATTTCGCGGTAACTACACAAGGTCACCTTGTAATGATTTGTCATGATAACGAAGAATACGAAATAAGATTCGAACTCGTGTGAGCGAGTATAAACAGGCTTTAGGCTCACAGCGTCGCGGGGTTTATCCCCGTGGGTAGCAACTAAAATAAATTTTAAATAGTTGTTGACTTTCAGTAAATAAAGAGTTAAAATGAAAGTAACTTAAAAAAGGGAGATGTTTTACAATGACAAAACAATTAGAGTTAGCACAATATGACACTTTAGAGGCTTTAGAAGGGGATATCGATGTATTAGAGGCGTTTTATGAGTATGAGGGTTCAACTTATGTTTGTGACGCTATTCAAGAAATCGCTGATAAATTTATCCCAATCTATACACATGAATTATGGAAAAACGCTTATGACATGAAAGAGTATATAGAAGAGGCGATGTCTCAGGGATTATGTGAGACACCACGCGGGGAACAACCAGACCTAGACAAGATTTTCCAAGCAGGTTACTATCAGTATTATACACAAGTTTTATATAATAACGAAACGGAACTATACTATAATTACATTGCTGTAATTGTTAATAAATGGTTGGAAGGGTTAAATCATGCCCAATTAGAAAAGCTGGATATTGACGAACTAGACGAACGTATAGAAGAGGAAAGAGCCGACATAGATAATAATAGTTATATGGAAGACTTGGAAGACATCGCAAAACGTATTATTGCAGAATTCAAAGGAAAAGTAAATAAAGATGCAAGCTGGGTTAATTACGGGGACGCAAACCCGATGGAGTGGGGAGGCGAATTTGTTAAAAAAGACGCTGATTATCCTAATGATAAATGTTACTACATTGTTAAATTAACTAATATGAATACGGCATGCGGTGAAGATGGTTTCATGATAGAAGAGGGTTATGTGGATTTAAAAGATGACTGGATAGAATGGGAAGCCGTTGAAAGTACTTGTGATATCGCGGATAGTGACGAAAGAAAAGTGTGTGACGTGTTCGGGTATTACGGTATTAACGAGTTCAACGGGGAAACATACAATTTTGATGATGAAAGCGAAGTATTAGAGCATTTAGCAGAACAAGGAATTTGTATCGAAAATTAATTGTTGACTTTTAGAAAACACCTATGTTACAATAAGGATAACTTAATAAGGGGGTTACATCATGCGAGATATTACGGATATCATAGAAGAAATTGAAATATTTGTAGAGAGTTTAGGTGTACTACAAATAGATATAAAGCAAGCGACCACGTTCGAAGAAAAAGACTACCTTCATGAAGAAATCGAGTTCGTAAAAGATAAACTACATGATTTACGAAATGAGCTAGACAAGGCAGAAAGGGAAGAGGCGCGACGCTTTAACACCGCAAACGAGCGCGCTATGTCAGAGGCGGGGCATAATGAAAGGGACTTCCTTTAAAAAGGAGGTTCCCAATTTTAAAAATAGTTGTTGACTTTTAGAAAACAAGATGATAAAATGAAATTAACTTAAAAAAAGGGAGCTGTTACATATGACGAAATTCGATGATATTTCAAAGGTTAATGATTGGACTAATGAAGAGTTAAAACAGGCTACTAAATATTATGAGGTTCAACTAAAAGACCCGCGCACAGATGATAATGAACGCCGTTGGTTAAACCGTGCTATCTGTAAATGTAATTCTTTATTAAACCCTCCGTCCGAGTGGGAATCATTATTTAATTAGTTGTTGACTTTTAGTAAAAGATAGTTTAAAATGAAATTAACTTAAAAAAGGGAGATGTTTTACAATGAAAAAGGTAGCGGAAAACGTAAAAATTAATATTAGCGGTGAAGAGGTTTCAATTAACATTTTTGTAAATAAAGAAGGTAACCTTGTGTTAGACGGTATTGAAAACGTAACGTATGAATTTTATAGCGATGAATTAGTTTTAAGTAGAGGTGAAGAATAATGAACATTGAAACGCAATTTGCTATGAAACACTTTTTAGACGACATGAACGAAATAATTGTAAATGAAGTGAAAAACGGTTCTATTGATATAACTAAAGATGAATTTGATATTATACATGAAATTGAAAAGAAGTGTGAAAAATGGATTGAAAGCCAAACAGCGGAAAATAATCCTATTACAAGATTTTTGAAAGAATTCACAGTATGTATTGATTGGCACGAAATAGCAATAGAAGTTTATAATGATGAAATTAAATATATGGAAGAGGTGGCGAATAATGAAAGTTGAAAGAATGGTATTCACTGACTTGTTAGATGTAACAATGAGTGAAGAGGAGTTAAAACACTACGTCGATAAGTTCGGAAAATTAGACGTACAGATTTTAGTTTCTGGGGATTACAGACCAAACGCAATAGGATACATTGAAAAAGAAGGGTTTAAAAAGTCGATAGCGTTCTATAAAAAGTACTATAACAGCAATGACTTATCATTTAAAGTTAGAATGCGTGGAGAAGGTTTATAAATAGTTGTTGACTTTTAGAAAACAATAGTTTAAAATGAAATTAACTTAAATAAAGGGAGCTGTTAATTATGAAATTAACATTAAGACAAATAAACGTAATAGAAGATGGAATGAAGAAATATAACGTTAATGGAAAAGGGTTGCTAGAAATAGTTAATCGATGGGTTAAAAATGATAAGGAAAACAAATTACTGTTACATATGAAAAGTTGTATTGAAAATTATATTGAATGGTATAAATAAAAATAGTTGTTGACTTTTAGTAAAATAAGGTTTAAAATGAAAGTAACTTAAAAAAGGGAGATGTTTTATAATGACAAACTACAATTATTATTCACAAAATGGATTAAGAGGCGAATTACATGTAATTAATGAAGAGGAAAAAATGATTTATAAAGTGGAATCATACCGACAATTAGATAGTTCGG